TATTCTATCTAATGCTAATGTCATAACTTTCCTATAATGTTGTTAAGTTATTATATAACTTTCTTGACATTTCTCTTCTTACTTTTCTAGAACCTTTGTCGCCAGGTCTTTCATATTTATCCATAAACACATCAGACGCATCTTCTGGAGTTGTTGTTTCTCTTAGTTGAGCCATTCCATAATAAGGATAAAAATTTAATTCAAAGGTGATAAACAACAATTGTGCTAATAAATCATCTTTAGACATATTCATTTGTTTAGACATTCTTTCTAATTCAATAAATCTTGATGCACCTTCTGTCCATTGTGCAAGTCCATAACCAGAACCACCTCTTTGTACAGCTCTTGGGTCTATATCATCATTGTTCAATACAGCATAACTTTCTACCCATAAGTTACCTAGTATACCTGCAACTTGAGGTGGAGTATATTCACCACCATGACTAGAAAGAAACCAGTTCCACGCCCTTTCAATATTTGTATTCCCAGTCAAATTAAACTGGTCTAACAATTCACCTCCATCTGGTTTAACCACAGGTCCTATTGTTGTGTATGCAGTCGCTTCATTCTTCGTTGCTTTATTTTCATCAAACTCTATTTTACTTAAACTACCTAAAATGACTGGTGATTGTCCGTTAGGTCCATCTAAAAATATTCCCATAACTTGTGCAAATGCTTTTATACCTGGCGATAACCCTATACCTGACACACCACCTTCTGTTGACGGTGTCATAACATGAGCCCATGGTAAATCTGCGTTTGGTATATCACTTACATTTTCTGTATGCATACCATTAATTCTCACTTGAACTCTACCAAGTTGCAATGGGTCATTGACATTAATTACAGTTCCTAACCAGTAACTACTTGTCTTTGTATAATTTGTTGTCGTTGCGTTAGGTATCATAAGTCTTGCTCTGAAGTTACAATGTCTTGTAGTTTACATATATCCATATTAATATAATAATTCTCTGGTTTAAATACATGTACTGTTCTAGTTATAAGATAATAACCTGATTTTTTATTATCAATTGGTATCTGTCTGTTTCTTCCTTCTTCATTTTGTTCTCTATGTTGCATAAATTGAAAAGAAGCAACATTACCTACAGTATAATTATCATCATTTTGTAAAAATGTTGTACCAGGCACAGTAACAGTCATTTGATTTTTTTCTAAAAAACTTGATAATGCTAATCCAATAACTTTTCTTCTATATGCATTTTCATTTAATTCTTCGTTATAAGCACTTATTGTTTCAAATCCATTTTCATAACTTTTCGTAACTGGATATGTAAATGATTTTTGAGAAACGTAACTACTTGTTTTTTGATTGTTTATTTTACTATCTTCTGGGTACATATGATTTCTTTGTGCCTTTGACAACACACCTCGTCTATAAAGGTCGTTTATTTCTTTTTCTATATCTAAATCAAATGTATGACTATTACCTTTTATTGTGTCATAAAAATTGTGTGATGCACCAACATGAGCATCTTTTATAAGTGAATATAGATTGTCTTGATTATTAGTTTTATAATTTGCTATTTGAAATTCGTTTGTACTAATATCGTATTGTGTACCAGCCTGCCAGTTTTTAAAAGGATTGATTAAATTTATAGGCACTTGTTTTAGTAAAGAACCTAAATCTGTAAAGTAGATATTATCACCACCACATAAAGAAGTAAATAAAAAATAAGGCATACCTTCTGAAGTTCTACAATTCTTTTTTATCCACATAATAGATTCAACAGGGTCAAGATTCGGAATGATTACTTTCATAGTACCATTCGATTCGTTTTGTAAATTTAAATCAATTAAAGGTGTGAATGTTTTGTTGGGAAAATATTGTGATATTATATTCTTTATTATTTCTGATGGTTTACCAGTATAAGACTTATTAATATTTTGTAAATTTGCCAAATAATCTGTATCTTCAACTAAATGAAAAATAAATGTTTCAATTGAATCGTTTACTCTTGCTGACGTTATTACAGAATCAATATAAAAAGTTTTAACTATATCTTCATATTGACCAGGCTTCTGAATAGTAATTTTTAATTTTTCATCACCAGAAAATTTTATAGTATCTAATACACTATTAAAATCTACAAAAAGACATTTTCCTGTTAAAAAAGGTTTATCAATACTTTCATATATTTCTAAGTCTGACATTACTGATGTAACATTAACAGTATATCCGTTTAATCTTTCATTACTTAAAATTGCTGATTTAACGAGAAACCCAGAAGCTTCATCTCTGTAGTTTTGGTTTGTATTTGCCATTATGAACTAATCGCAGTTTTTATAGCATCAGATACTTGACCTACGATTTCCTTTTTAAATACTTTTATTTCTTTTAACAAATCGTTTTGACGAATATATCTTCCTAATTGTGTTACTGCAGTATTAGATGCACCACCTGTAATATCAACAATACCATTCGCATCAATTAAATCAACATAATCACCATTACCATCTTCCCAATGATGTACTGATAGATATTCAGTAACAACAGTTGTTGCATTGAATCCTACGTTAATATCACTTGACAAATATACAAATTCACCTTCAATAAATGCTTTAGTTCCCTTTACAATCACTTGACCTAAATCTAAATGTCTATGGTCAACAATTGCAGTTACACCAGATGTTTGTCCTATGACTGTAACACCTTCAACTATCTTATCTCTAACTGCACCTGTGTCAGTCAATTGGTCTGAAGTTAAGTCATCTGCAGTAACAAGTGTTGTGCCTGGGAAATCTCTTTGACATTGTGCGAGTAATTCTGTTTGACTTAAAGGCCAACCTTGTTCACGAATATTATCATTAAGTAAAAAGAAAGTCCAATAAAAATCAGTTGTACCATATAATTTAAAAGACACTTGGTCTGGTCTCATATTCTCAAGAATAGTATATTTTTGGTATGTAGTAACATCATCTTTTAATTGGTCAATAACATTAGCATAAACAGATATATCTTGAATTAAAACAGCTTCTTCATTATTACCAAAACGATATAATGTATTTGGATTGTTTGAAAAATAATTCATTTATAGTGTTCCTGTATTTCTAGATTCTGAAAGTATTTCTTGTCCAGCTGTATCAAATTCATTTTGACTATATGCTTTTAATATATCTTTTTTACCTAGTGTTCTGTATTCAACAAATGTTAAATTCATATCAACTTCTGTAGGTTTACCACCTCTGTGCCATGTCATAGAACTTGCGTTATAATTATGTTGTATTGATTGTAGATAACAAGGAAGTATTTCCATGTTCTTAAGTTGTATGTAACCGTTATCAGTAAGATATTTTATTTTTACATCAAATAAGTTTGGAAATTTATAACCATAAGGAACACCAGTTCTACCAAAAACAATTTGTTCAGGATATAATTCTTTTCTAAACCATTCTATAATATTTTCTATTTCTAAAGATTCTCTTGGTGATAAAGGAACAAACTTAAATGCAAAAGTAAATGTGCGTAAATTTACACCACTAAATATATTTCTTTGATTTGGATTTGATACAACTTGTAAACTTAGATTAACACCACTTTGCAAGCCTTCACCAGGCAAAACTCTCGATAGTCTACTTGCACCCACCTTCGCTGTTTCTGATTGAAATCCAGATACAAATGTATCAATAAAAGAAGACCCTGCTTGTTTTGCACTTTCAAAAATAGAACCTACTACACTACCACCAGATTGTAAAGCACCACTAACAGCCTGTCCACCGGCACCTAATGCCATTCCTGATATAGAAACATTATCATTAAATGCTAAAGCTGTAGGTATATAAAGATGACAAAACTCTTTTAATCTTGTAATTCTTAATCCTGCTGAAATATTTGGTTCTACATCTCTATTTTGAATATCAGTAATTGCAGCATTTCTAAAATCAATACTTTCTATAAAATCACTAGAATTTACAATATCACCAGTAGATTCTGATGATGTTCTATCACCAAATTTTCTATTAATTGCTTTATCTAACTGTCTTATAGCATTTTCTTCAATAGGTATTACTTGTAAAGGTTGAAAAGATATTCTTCCTTTGTATCTATTTTGTTTTTCTAAAGGATATTGAAGATTTACTTCCATTTTTATTCCTGTAATAAATAGTTCTAATTAGTTTTATTTATATGAAAACATGGCGTATTCTGGAATATATAAAGTAAAGAACCCAAAGAAATACAAAGGTGACTTTACAAATGTGGTGTTTCGTTCTGGTTGGGAACTGAAAGTATTCATCTGGTGTGATACAAATGATGATGTAAGAGAATGGTCTAGTGAAGAAGTCGTTATACCATACTTCTATGCAGTCGATAAACGATACCACAAATACTTTGTAGACTTAAAGATTAAGTATAAGAGTGGTAAAGTTGTACTTGTTGAAATCAAACCAGAGAAAGAAACCGAACTACCAAAAGTTGCAAAGACTAAAAAGTATATGACTGAAGCATTGACTTATGTAAAGAATATGAACAAGTGGGAAGCGGCAGACAATTATGCGAAAGACAGAGGTTGGGAGTTTCAAGTATGGACAGAAAAGACTCTACAAGAGATGAAGTTGATGAGTAAAATGCCAGGCAAATTAAAAACATTAAAACCATATAAACCTTATAAAAAACCAAATAAAAAGAATAAATAGAGTTATGAGTAATTTATTCGCAAAATTAGAACAAGAAGCATTTAAGGCAGGGATTACACCTCGTACAAGAGAATCTCGTGAATGGTTTGCAAACAAAGTGCGTAATATGAGAAACATCAATCGTAACACATTGATGAAAGATGAATCTTTAGAATTAAGAAATCAACAACTTGTCGGTTCTATGAATATGTTTTTCTATGACCCAAAGACAAAAGACACATTACCATTCTTTGATAGATTCCCACTTGCAATTGTAGTTGGTCCTGCAGAGGGTGGATTCTATGGTCTTAATCTACATTACTTGCCTATGAATTTACGTGCCAAGTTTTTAGATGCACTATTAGATAATATGACAAATAAAAGATATGATGAAAAAACAAGATTTAAATTAAATTATAGTATGTTGCAAAAGACTTCAAGATTAAAATATTTTAAACCCTGTTTCAAACACTATCTAACAGAACATTTAAGAAGTCGTTTCGCAAGAGTACCATCAACTGAATGGGAAATTGCAACTTTTCTACCGACTGCAAGTTGGGAAAAATCTAGTGCAAGTGGTGTTTATAAAGTTTCAAGGAGTATGATTTAATGGCAGGAGTTGATGAACTAAAAAGTTTGATTAGTAGTCGTGGTGGACTTGCAAGGTCTAACCAATTTCTAATTCAAATTCCACAATTCAGAACACTAAGTATACCAGGCTTTGAAGTGTTACAAGGTTTGACTGGTTTTACTTTACCTGTACCAACAATTAATGATATACCAGGCCTTATAGATGATTTACCTAATTCAAGAGATTTAGATTTACTCTGTAAAACTGCAGAAATACCAGGCAAACAAATACTCACACGAGACCGTGCAGTAGGTATGCAACCTGAATTGGTCGCATATGGCTATGCAGTACCTGATGTTTCAATGTCATTTCATTTGTTGAATGATTATGGTGTCAGAAAGTTCTTTGAGAGTTGGAAAAGTTCTATAATAAATGAAGAAACTGGTGAAGTAGGATATAAAAGAGATTATCAAAGAGATATAAAAATACATCAACTAAAAAGACCAATAACAAATAAAGAAGCAAAGAAAGGACCTCTAGATATTATATTAGGTCCAAATGGAAATACTGTATATACAGTTGTATTAGAAAATGCATTTCCTACATCTATACAATCAGTTACATTGACAAATGATATAGATGCAATTGCAGAAATGACTGTACAATTTAGTTATACAAATGTCAAAGTTATAGAACAGAATTTACTTTCTGGTCTTGCAAAAATTGGAATAGGATTATTAAATGGCTAAAAGAAAAAGAAGTAGAAGTAGTAGAACTTCTGGTGATGGTAATAATCACGACAGAAAGATTCACAATAAAAATCGAAGTGAATGGTTAGAAAGTATTGATAGATTTATTGCACAAGTACAGGCGTTCAATGCAGGTAAGAAAGCAAAAATCACTATACCTAATCCAAACAAGAACGAAACAAACAAAAGATTTATAAAAGTTGACGCTTGGGAAGTATTGAAAAGGAGAGCATAATGGCATTACCAAGGATAAATGATGTACCTATGTACACTATGACTGTTCCTTCAACTGGAAAAGAAGTGAAGTTTAGACCATTTCTAGTGAAAGAACAGAAAGTTTTATTGATTGCATATGAAACACAAGATAGAAAACAGATTATTAATTCTGTTATAGACTGTATACATTCTTGTGTTGATAATCAAGTGGAAGTAAATAAACTTCCTATCTTTGATGTAGATTATATTTTTACTCAAATCAGGTCTAAATCTGTAGGTGAAAAGGCTGAGTTAAATTTAAGATGTGAAAATTGTAATGAAACAACACCTTTTACAATTGATTTATCTGAAATAGAACCACCTAAATTAAATGAGGTAAAAAAAGATTTGATTGAAATTAATGAATCAATCAAAATTAAAATGAAATATCCTTCATACACAGATGTTATGCAAAATGTAAATTCAGAAAGTGATGAAGATTTTTCAGTTAGATTTATTATCTCTTGTATAGACCTCATACAAACAGAAGAAGAAAGTATAATATTCAGAGATGAACCTTTAGAAGAAAGAATCAAGTTTGTTGAATCTTTG